GTCTCATAGACCACATGATCCACGATACCGATACGCTCAAGGGTCACGATGGTAGCCTTCATACCCTTGTAGATATTGAGACGCACCTTAGCCTTCGTCCCGTTGCCAATCAGACCATCTTGGATAGTCCAAGGGGTGATGTGGTCATCAGACTTACCTTGACCCCCAGCGGCCTTGTAGGCTTCCTGAAAGATGTTGAAGTCGAAAACAAGGGGAGGCCCCATCACCTTACGATCACCAGCCTCATCGAGAAGATACTTGCTCAGGTGAGGACGCTTGGCAGTGTATCGCTTGTAGGTCTTACCCTGATGCTCTCCATCCTTGAAGGCGGGGAAGGCACCAAACTTCTTGGGCATACCGGCTTCTTCCAGCTTCTTGACGTTCTCTGCATCAAGGAACAGTTCGACCTTATACATGCCGTCTGTTTCGCTCAGATCAACATGCTCATTTCCCATGTCCCGGTTCTCAAGGAATACTTTGGGGTAGTAAAGAATAGCATCAACGATGACGCTCTTGGATTTTGCATTAGCCATGTCGGGGCCGCTCCTTTGGTTAGAGAGTGTTATATAGTAACATTCGAGTCCTTGTCAACCCCTAGTGAATCTCAGCATAGGTTGACCCGAATTGTGGTGACACATCCAGTTGGACGTTGAGTTTCAGCTTCATATTCGTCTTGGCTATAGCCTGCTTCTGGACATCCATAGCCCATTCTTCCTTACCCTTTTCCACTGGAGAGATCGTCTCATCGTGGAATTGTCCGCAGTTCTGTAGTCCAGCTTTACGACAGAAGGCAACCCAAGTATCAAAGCAGAAGACACCAGTGGATTGATTGAGGGTGCTGAACGCATCTTTCTCTGCCCTAAGGTTGTGCCAGAAGCCAGAGACAGGATTTTGTAGCCACATGTAGGGGCCAGTTATCTTGATCTTCTGTTGCTCAGAGACCTTCTTGATGGCCCAGTTCCTCTTCCAATAGGCTTCGATGAGTTGCTCTGCTTCCTTCTTAGAGATAGACAAAGACCTAGCCAGCTTGGCAGCACCTACACCATAGATACAGGAATAGTTAGCAGCCTTGTATTTCTTCCTGATGTCCTTGAGGCTGATCTCTCCTTTGTTGTGTTGGTCGATCTGGGCTTGGGTTACAACACCAGCAAACAGTGCCAGATTAAGATGTGGGTCAAAGCCCTCTTGGCTCATCTCCTCGACATACTTAGGGTCTAGCGGCTGCATGTAGTGCCGTTTCGTATTATCTTCTAGGCTGACCATATCGGTGCCTACAAGAACATGGTTGTCATCAGGAGCGATAAGGCATCCCCTGATCTCTTTACCCCAAGCCTGATGGACACCGGGAAGATTGACCAGAGGCTTAGAGTGCTTGAAGCGCATGGTGTTGGTCAGGCCATTGATCTGAGCCTTCACATAGCCATTCCTCTCACAGTCTAAAAAAGACTTGAAGATGGCAAGCCTATGATTAATGACACTGAGACCTTCTAGGAGTTCAATGGCAGGGTCTTTGCTGGACAGTTCCTTGACGCTCTCACACAGTTCTCCTTCGTCATTGACTTGAGGAATTGCCCTCTCAGTGCCATCGTTCTCTTTGACATACTTGAACGTCTGAGGCTTCCACCCTAGCCCATAGAGCCAATCTTTGACCTGTTGTGAACTATTGGGATTGCCATCCTCATAGCCTTCCAAGAGGTTGATCGGACCCTTTGTGTCATGCGGTAGCTTGGCCTCGATCAACTTGTTAAGCCAAGTCTTACCATGAGACGATAGAGACCCATCCTTCTTGAACATGACCTTAGGCTTGTTGTGTTCCTTGTAGACAGGCACCTTAGGCATGGCCCTGATGAGTTCCTGTTCCTTCTCGGTCTTGAGGGCGAGCAGTTCTTCGTAGTGCCCTTGTGCCTTGGCTACATCGAGACGCCAACCGATACGCTCTTGCTCTGCTGCACACTCCATCTTGAACATGAGGTAGTTGAGGAACCTATCGTAATCTGCATCCTCAGGGTAAAGAATACGCAACTTACGCTGTAGGTCATTCCACAACCTGAGGTTGATCTTCACATCTTCTTCGCACCGATGTATATACACCTCGATAGGTTGGTCATTCCAATCTGAGACCTTGGGTTTAGGGATACCATAGTCTTCCCCATACCACTCAAGACCATGCCGTTGACGATCAAAGTTGAGATACCACGACAGAGCAAGAGTGTCGACAATCTTGGCACTGACCTTAATGCCGAGCAACTTTTCCACTACAGGGATATCGAAGCGATAGATGTTGTGCCCGATCAGAATGTCCTGATACAGAAACCATTCCCGCATCTCGTCATAGTCAGTGATGCTCTTGACACCATCCGAGGTCGAATAGGATAGAACATGGATACGGGTGGCATCTTCAAGTAGGTTGTCGGTCTCTATATCAAACACGGGCATGTCGGCTCCTCGCTAGAAGGTGTCTTTCTTCTCACTCAGTGTAAACGTATCCAGATCGAAAAGCAACTCCCCTGCCTTACCTTCTAGGCCACAAGGTCTGTTCTTCTGGACAGTGATCTTGGTCGTATTGCGGTCAATCAGGTCGGCTGCTTCCTTGTCACGTTCTAGGTTGATGATGACAGAGGCTCGTTGCCCAATCATCTTGCAGTATTTAGGATCACCATTCTCATTGGTATGAGCGATAGTAACGATACCGATTGCAAGATCAGCGGCCAACTTGGACAGTCTCACAGACAGATCGGCTAGAACCGCTTCTTTCTGCTTATCGTCTGACACCGTGATGACATCTTGGATAGGCTCGAAGAAGACGTATTTGCACCCATAGACCTGAGATAGCACCCTGATCTGATTTACCAGTTCTTCTGCACCATCTTCTTCTCTAAGGTGGAACTGCATGTAACCCGATTGGGTGATCTTTTCGATAGCATTTTCCACCTCAGGGGTCTTGTTCTTTTCTTGGATCAGGTCTTTGCGTGTGACGTTATCTTGTAACACATAGGACACGATGCCAAGAAGGCTTCTGAGTTTGGTCTCCTCAAGGTGCCATACGGCGAAGGGGACATCAGGGTGATTGGCTACAAGATTGTGTTCAAGGTAGCGCATGAACTCACTCTTACCGATCCCCGTAGGTGCCTTGATGACAGTGAAGTGACCTTGCATCAGACCGAGTATCTTGTCGTCTAGAGCCTCGATGCCCGTAGGCACATAGGCATGGTCAGGAGTGTCTCTCAGAAGCCCTAAGAAGTCCTCTGAGGTGGCATAGATGTTGTCCGGGGTGAACAGCTTGGAAGACCACCATGCCGCCACATACTCTCTCTGCTTGCCTGCCATGAGAAAGTCATTGGCATCCTTGTAGTCACCATGCGGAACATGATAGACCTTACCGGGGAACAGATTGAGCAAGGCGATAGCGAAGTTCTCTGCCTTGTCATCCGTGTCGATAGAAAGGTAAATCTTGTCGAAGGAGCCTAGCCAGTCTTTGCAGTTCTCCATCAATTTCCTCGAAGGAGTGGCAGAGGGTAGAGACACAACAGGATACTTGGACCCGTGCATCTGGAATGCCGCCATAGCATCCTCTTCGCCTTCGGTGATCGTTACGGCTTGAGCAGAGCCAGCAGGAAACCTGTCCATACCGAAGAGAGTATCAGACCGGAAGCCAACAGTCGTGCTAAAGGTCTTTGGAATATTACGATACTTGGCTGATCCGTTGGGGTATCGGTAGATGAGTGTTGCAAGGTCTCCATCGTTTAGAACTCCTGTGCAGTTGTAGAACTCTCTGGTCTTCTTGCTGATGCCTCGATAGCCGTCAGGTGTGAACTCCTTCTTATTTTCCATCGAAGGGGTCTCATCAACAAGTCTTAGTGGAGGCTTATGATCCATCAATGGATACTCCTTCTTGGCCCAATCATGGATGCTCATTCTCTTGTGGGGGTAGGCTCGTCCACATGAATGACAGAACCCTATGCCCTTCTCTTCGTTGTAGGAGAAGGCATCAGATGATCCACAGTCAGTGAATGGACAAGCCTTGTGTGTCAGTTCAACTGTCAGCGTCAACGTCCTGCCCCATCTTGATTGAAGGGTTCATTATCTTATCACGACGCTCTTGGTATTTCATGTGTTGGTAGATTTCATACCACGATACATGGCCCATCTGGACCATCCCTGTCTTGGTCATACCAACAAGCCAGATGCCCACTGTATCGGCTTCCAGCGTGATGTCATTGATGCCGATCATGTTTTGTCTCCTTCCAGATGAACTGCGCGGGGTCTAGTTCGGCAATCAGGTCACTGACCCGTGAAAACCCTTTCCAGTATTCCGCGTCAATCCGCATGGCTTCTTCCAGCGCCCGCTTGATCGCGGCCTCCACCAGATCGGCGCGGATGTATTTTCTGCGCTCTGGATTGGACACCAAGTCTGCGTATGACTTGACGCTCGGGTGCAGGATGTAGGCCGTGGCGGGCCATTCTAGCGGCGCTTCACTCATCACACATCCTCCTTATCACTGTCCAACACAATGAACTCATGGTAGTCTATGTAGTCCCAATGTCCACTAGTGTTATCCCATTGGTATTTAAGTTTGAGCATCTCTTCCATTCGAGCATGTGCTGCTTCTTGTGTAAGATATACACCAACAATATCGTCAGGACCAGTGGGGTAGTATTGGTCATAGGCAAACACGATGAATACTTCACGCATGTCACTCTCCTACATGCTTCATAGCCATCTCAGTCAAGATGATGATCTCTCTAGCCCTGACCTGATTGGCAGTGTTTAGGGCATCACGCTCGATGATGGATGCCACTCTCTCGATCCTCATCAGGATGATCCTCAGTTCGTCAGGCTGGCTCATAGCTGGTCACTCTTTGTGTGATGGTTACATGTTGCCTCAGAGCCTTAGCCCTCTCAGCATATCGTTCAGCTTCATGCTTCTTCTTGGTCTCGAAGTGGCAGAAGGGTTTGTCGTCTTCCTTGTCACTGATTGTCACTCGATAGATGAGCATTAGAGGCTTTTCCTACAACTGTTGCAGTTTTGTCACAGGTGAACTTTTTCTACTGAAGGGGTCTTGAAATGAGGAACACCAAGTCCATCTGTTAATATGG